TACGAACAACCAGTTAAAAAATCTGGTGTTCCAAAGGCTGCAAAACCAGGTATGTCAAAGATTATGTTCTCTGCACAACCATCTGGTACACGTGGTGGTAAAGCACCAAAACGCGCTGGTAAGTAAATAATTAATTTAAGGACGTATAATAATGGCTAGAGGTGGAATGAGACCAACTGCACCGCAAAACAATCCTATGAATGTTAACGGTCGTGGTGGTAATGGTCAAAGTGGTACCCAAGCAGCCAAATACGTTTCAGGTCTCCCTTATGGAGAGGGGCAAGCACTTATGGCAACACAAGAAGCAGCCCCTTTGGCTGCGGCTCCGAGTATTGAACAATCAAGTATGCCTTCGGGCCTCGCATCAGCCGCAGCCTCACAACCAGTTATTGGTTTAAATGAACCTTCTGCACGCCCCGATGAACCAGTTACTGCTGGTGCAGGGATGGGTGCAGGTCCAGGAATGGAAGCACTTGGTCCAAGTCCTGACCAAACTTTCAATAAACAATTACAAGCAGACAATCAACGTCTCGTACAATACTTACCTTCCCTTGAGCAAATGGCTAATGACCCATCTGCCTCTAACACTTTCCGTAATTTTATTCAGTATTTGAAGAGTATCGCATAAATGAGCCAGTTTTCTGAACGCTTTGATACAGCAATTCAGGTTTTAGGTTTTCCGTTAGGTTCTGTTGCTTTTGATTTAGCCAGAACACCTAATATGACCGATGACCAATTTAATGACTTATTAGAAACTTTAACTAAACCAGAAGGAGCATAACTTTTCGTGGGTGCTCTAACTGACTTTTTAACTTCTAATCGTATCGGTGCAGCAATTGGCAACACTTTAACTAAAAAAGTTGTTCCAGTAGTTGCTGATGTTTTTAACTCACCTCTTGGCTCTATCATTAAAGGTGCAGATAAAGCATTTGAAACTGTTGTTCGTGACCCTGTTGGCACAGTTAACCTTGCCGCAGCATATACCCAACGTAAAGAACCAGAGAAAGTTAAACAAGCCTACAAGGCTACTGACCGTATTTCTTATGGTGAAGCAACAGCATATAACCTTGCACAAACTTTTAAAGGTTTTAACTCTTTAACTAATAAAGCAATTGAAACTGTTGGTGGTCAACAAGCCCTTGATAAGGCTTACGAATTAATGCCTTTACTTAATCCAGACTATGATGTTATGGATGAAAAGCAACGCCAAGCAGCACAAGATAGTCCTTATTATCAACTTGCTACTGGTTTAACAGATGTTGGTTTAGAGTTTTTAACAAGTGCTGGCACAGGTCTTGTTTTTAAAGGTTTACGTAAAGCAGCAGGTTTAACACGTGCTCCTCTTACCGCTGAAACTATTGCAACTTTAGAAACTGATGCTTTTAAAGGTGTTGACGATATAGCAACACAATTAAACAATGGTGCAAACATTGATGAAATTGTTCCATCTAACGGTATCAGTGTTCATATTCTTGATATGTACAAAAAGAATGACCCATTAGAATTATTATCTAACCCTGTTGTTGCACGTTCAAGTAATCCTCGTCTTCTTTCACAACTTGGTGCCGCAACTAAAAGTATTGAGGAAGCAAGAGATGTTATCCTTGCTGACCTTGGTTCTGTTGCTGCTGCTAATAGACTTAGAGCAACTGCTCCTTCTTTTGAAGATGCACTTAATCTTTCTAAACAACGTGTTAACTTACAAAAAGAATTAACACCTGAAGAACCTTTAGTTCCAGATAACATTGTTGATGCTGCAGAAGGCGACCAATTAAGAAACGTTCTTGATGACATCATTGCACGTAATGGTAATCTTACTAACGAATGGCAAGACTGGTACAGTAAAGTTTCTATTGGTGCAGGTAACGTTTCTTGGGCACCTTCAAAGTTTAGTTTTGTTGAACAATTAAATAAGGCTAAAACAAGTCTTAAAACTGAACGTCTTCTTGGTAAGGGTTCTAAGCAAATAAGTGAAACTCTTATTGGTGGTGGAGAGTTTAGACCTTTCCGTGTTTTAACTTTAACAACTACACGTCTTCGTCCACGTGGTTATGTTGAACTTACAGGTTTACGTCCTATGGACAGCATTGATGAAATATCTGCAACATTACAAATGTCTCCTATTTTGCGTCAAGCAAAGTATGCTGATTTTCGTGCTAATGCTATTAGAACTTGGTTGGCTGCCCCAGCAGATGAAGCAAGTAGAGCAGTTGTTTTGAAACAAATTGAACGTGATGCTGTTAAAACTATTGCTAATGACATTGCTGAGTCTATTGGTTTAAAAGTAGACGATATTGATATTGATGCTCCTATGCAAAACGTTGTTAATAAACGTGATGGCATTAGAGAAAAGATTCAAAACACACAAAACGGTATTGTCACTAAAGAAACCGATGGTGCCGAGGTAACTGCTGTTGATGAGAACATTAAAGTTAAACTTGCTTCTAATATTCCTATGCTTGATATGCGTGTTATGGAAGATGTTTTAAATGCTCATATTAGAAACAGTAGAAATTTATCTTTAAGAGGTATTAAGGCTAATTTAAGTAAACTTTCTATTAGTGCTGATGCTTTTGAACGTGCGTTTTCTGCAGCGGTTCTTATCCGTCCTGGTTATATTCCTAAGAACTCTATGTTTGAACCTTTTGTTCGTATCCTTGGTCGTATGCACGATGCTACTTTGCCACAGATTTATGGTAAAGAAAAGTTTAATGCAAGAGTAATTGATTCTGATGCTTCTGGTGTTACAAGTAAAAGTCCTTTTGATTTAGTATTAGAACAAAACCCTAACTTTAGAAAAGGGTATTTTAATAAAACAAAACCTAACAATATAGCCCTTGTTAGAACTGACTTCCTTGATAAATTTAAAGAATACGATAGAACTTTACCACAATATGGACAATCTGGAAGTAAAGAAAGAATTGATAGTATTGTTAAAGACCTTAAAGAAGGCAAAGGTTTTACTGACCCAGTATTTTTAGAATATACTGTTGATGATGCTGGCAATCTAAGATTATTATTAGGTGAAGGTAATCATCGTCTTGCTGCTGCCAAAGAAGCAGGTATTGAATATATTCCTGTTCAACTTGTTCGCACAGATGATGTAAAAAGAGTAAAAACTGTTGTAGGTACATCTCCAATACAAAGAGATAGAAGTGGTTATCTTCTTGGTGGGGTAGACCCAGAACAATTACTTCCTGAAAATGTTGTTCTTAAAGGACAAGAAGTTAAAAACCCAGTTTATTCTTACAAACAACTTGATGTTATGGGTGAAGATGTAATCGGTGGTGGCGCACTACGCCAAGAAATAGACCCATCATTAACCCTAGCAAACGTAACACAACCAGGTGTGTTTGAAAGAACATCACGTAAATCTTTCACAACAACACCAGTAAACCCAAACTTAACAACCATTAACCCTAAACTTATTAAAAAGTATTGGGGCGAATACTCACAACAAATACAGGTTATGAAAAATGACCCTATTGTTGGACGCATTATGTCAGGAATGTCAGACAATGACATTATTAAATATATGATGCGTGACTTACAACAACGTGGAAACTTCAGTGACTTCTACCGTCTTGCTGCAGAAAGAGCAATAGCAAGAAAAGACAGAACACCAGACCTTTCAACTAATGGTGCAATTGAAATATTAAATGACTCTAAAGCAGTTGTTGATAATCTTGTTCCAGATAAAGTTATCCAAAAGAAAATCATTGACGATAGAGAAATCTTCACAGCAAAGAAAGCAGAATCTCTTCTTAAAGGTCAAGAAGTTCCAACACTTGATATAAGTCTTGATTCTTTACCTGGAATGTTATCTTTATCAGATATTGCTTTAGGTTATCAAAAAGGTATTAACGCAGGTTTCAGAGCAATTGCTAAGCCTGAGTCATCATTATTCCGTAGTCCTTATGGAACATATTATGGTAATCAAGCCGTTAAACTTATAGTTGAGAATGCTCAACGTAATGGTATTGAAATTACTTCAGATATGTGGCAAAACCAAATAAGACCTGCTGCACAAGAATATGCTTTGAAACAAGTTGAAGACACATTCTACGCAATCAGACGTATGAACAATGTTCAATACTATTCACGTTTCCTTCTTGGTTTCCCTAACGCAATGTTTAACTCTGTTAAGTTTTGGGTTAAAGCAGGGTTTGCTAACCCTTACAACTTTGCTCTACTTGAACAAATACGTACCTCACCTTGGGCTGCAGGTATGGTTGTTGATGAAGATGGTAACAAGATTTCTTATGAAGAAGCGGATGCACAAAACAAAAGTGCTTATCTAGTTTTACCATTCTTTAATAAGCCTGCTAAAGCGCAACCGTTTGTTTATAAAATGAACGCTAACCAATTAAACTTTTTAACTAACGGACCTTCACCTAACTGGTTAGGTCAAGTTGCTTTAAACACAGCAGTTCAAAACTTTCCAAATCTTGAAACAAAGATTAAGAATACTGTTGGTGAAAAACTTTACAACCAGTTAATATTTGGTGGTGTGCCACGTGGTATTGTTCCTGCCGCTAAAGACACTGAGGGTACAAGTGGTGTTCAAGTATTATCATCAGTTGTTTCTAATGTTGCTGAGCAAGTGTTCATTGCTGGGTCTTTGAAGTCTGCTATTGAACTTGCTGGTCTTGGTCAAGATGTTATCTTTGATAAAGAAAATATTCAGTTCCGTAAAGATGCTGTAGCATCAACTCTTTGGTCAATACATACTGCTAGACGTATGGATTGGGAACTTAACAACCCTGATAGTCCAGAACCAGATATTAATAAATCTATTGATTTAACTTTGAACCTTATGGGTTGGAGACTTGTTCGCAAGTTATTTAGTCCTTTTGGTGTAACTGACCAACCAACATCAATTATGTACCGTGATGAATTTGACAGACTTGAATTAAACTATGTTAATAACCCACAGTTGTTAGCAGATAGACCAGGTGTTGCACCTTATCAAGCAGCAACTCAGGATTTTATTATGATGTACGGTGAAGAAGCAGTTCGTAATCTTATCACTGGTACTAAATATAAAACAAGTGTTGCACCTGAACAAATTGCTGCAGGTAGATTAAAGTCTTACGATTGGTTACAAGAGTGGACTGGTAAAAACCCTGATTCACGTGTACCTGTTGTTGGTATGGTTTTGAACCCTGTTGTTCCTGGTGATTATTCACCTGCTGCTAGTGCTAATCTTAAAATTAGTACTGTTGGTGGTGTGCCAATATTTGAGGGTACTAAAACTTTTGCTGAACGTGAAGCAGATGCCAGAATTGAAGATGGTTGGCGTGAGTATGACCGTATCACTAAAGAACGTGATGCGTATCTTGCTGGTCGTCCAAGTAAATCTTTAACTGCTAATTCTAATTCTGATATTCGTGCTTGGTATCGTGACCAACTTTACAATGAGGCTGATGGTTTGGCTGTTCGTAATCCTCAATGGGTTGAAACTTTTGGTAACACTTCAGATACTTTCACTGAAGGTTTGAATCTTATTAATGTTGCTTTAGATAATGAGAAGTTTATTAATGATATTAGTAAGAGTGCCCCTGAGCAATCTTTGTGGGATACTGTAAGAGTTTGGCGTGATGGTAGGGATTCTATTTTTACAGAATGGAATTTGTTACCTGCTAATAGTCCTAGACGTAAACAGATTCGTTTACAGTATGAGGCTTTCATTTTTGATTTAGCGCAAAGTAATACTTATTTTGCTGATTTTGCTAATAGGTACCTTGTTGGGGACCCTATGGCTGACATTAAAGAAATACTTGGAGAATAATGGCTATTAGAAAAGACCCTAAACCAGGTTTACCTGCGCCTAGAGTAACTGGTTCTACTGGACCAACTGGTCCTGTTCAAGGACCTATTAACCCTAAAGGTTCTGCTACTGGTAGCACAGGTTCTAAAAATAAACTACCTTCAGATTTTGGTGCTGGTGATTCTGGTGTTTATGGTACAAGACTTGACCCAATGGCAGAAGTTACTATTGGTGGTAAAAAGTTTGCATCTGGTACAGAAGCAGCCAACTATTTAATCCAATTAAGATACTCTGGTAAAACTGCTGAATATAACCGTCTTGTTGGTTTACTTAAAGCAGCAGGTGCTACAGGTAAAACCCAAGATGATTGGGAATCTACTATTGCTAAAGCACAACGTGCAGGTGTTGACGTTGATGTTATTCTTTCTACTGATGCTTTAAATAATCCTGATGTTGCTGCTAGTGCACAATCATTAGCAAACATTGTTCGCAGTGTTCAACGTACAGCAACCAGGTATGGTATTTCTTTATCTGATGCTCAGGCTAAAAATCTTGCTGCACAATCTATTCAACAAGGTTGGGATGCTGCAACTCTTAATGAAGAAGTTGCACGTAAAGGCCGTGTTGCTGGTACAACTGGTGAGGCTGCTAAAGCCATTGATGATTTACGTGAATACGCTAACGCTTATGGTATTAAGTATAATGATGACTGGTATGCTAACGCTACTAAGGCTGTTCTTGAAGGTCGTGAAAGTTTAGAGACTTTCCAAAACACTATTCGTGATATTGCTAAGTCTCGTTATGGTGGGTTTGCTACACAGATTGATGCTGGTTTGACAACTAAACAGGCCGCTTCTCCTTACATTCAATCTATGGCTTCTATTCTTGAACTTGACCCTAATGCTGTTAACCTTGATGACCCTACTATTGCTAAGGCTTTGACTGGTGTTAATGAGCAAGGTACTCCTACTGTTATGCCTTTGTGGCAGTTTGAACGTGAGTTGAAAAAGGATTCTCGTTGGCGTTATACAAAGAATGCTCAAGATGAACTTCTTGGTACTGGTATGCAAGTTTTGAGAGATTTAGGATTTGAGGCGTAATGGCTGTTAAAAAAGGTTCTACTAGACCTTCAGGCACTATTGCTCAACCGCAAACTGCTGAAGATATAAGAAATCTTGCTCGTGGTAAAGCAGGTCTTGCTGAGGCTCAAGCCAACGCTGCTAAATCTGTTTCTAAAACTACTAAGATTACTAAGACTGATAAGACTACTAAGACTGATACAACATCTGCTGCTGCTATTGCTGAGGCCGAAAGACTTCGCCGTGAAGCCGAGGCTGAGGCTGAAAGACTTCGTAACAGAATAGTTATTGATGATACCGAAGAGCGTATTGATTCCATTGCATATTTACAAGATTTGTTTGCACAATACGGTTTGGCTTCTTTGGCTAACACTATTGTTGATTTAAAACAACAAGGTTTAACTGACCGTCTTGTTTCCATTAAACTTAAAGAAACCCCAGAATATAAACAACGTTTCATTGGTAATGAGAACCGTAAAAAGGCTGGGCTACAACCTTTAACACCTGCTGAATATATTTCCGCTGAAGCATCATACAAAAAAGTTATGCGCGATGCACAACTCCCTGCAGGTTTCTATGACCAACCTGAAGATTTTGCTAAATTCCTTGGTAATGATGTTTCACCATCAGAACTACAATCACGTGTTGATATAGCAAACCAATCCATTCAGAACGCTGACCCGTTCTACACTGACTCTTTACGTAGACTTTACGGTTTACAATCAGGTGATATGTTGGCTTATGCCCTTGACCCTGAACGTGCACTACCGTTCATTACACGTCAACAAAAGGCTGCACAGTTTGGTGCTGAAGCAGCACGTCAAGGATTACAAGTTACAACACCTATGGCTGAAACTTACACAGGTCAACTTGGTGTATCTCAAGAACAAGCCCGTCAAGGTTTTGAACAAGTAGCACAAGTGTTACCTACTGCTGAGAAACTTTCACAAATCACTCCTGGTGGACAACCTGTTGGTATGTCAGAGGTAACAAGTGCAGTGTTTGGTGGCGCTGGTTCTGCTGAATACAAACAAAGATTACAAAAACTTTCTGAACAAGAACAAGCAAGATTTGCTGGCCAAGCAGGCGTAGGTAGAGGTTCTCTATCACGCAATATGTCAGGCCAGATTTAAAAACCTGCTAAGCGCACCGGCACTTAGAAGCGTAACCGAAGCCCGGTAGTACAAGCCAACACAGATTCCCCTGTTTGTGTATGTGGTGTACGACAACTTAATGAAAGGGAGTGGCTGCAATGGCCAACCAATACGAATACGAAGACGAAATAGAAGAACAAGATAATGGCCCCGCAGAACTGCGTAAGGCTTTAAGGAAAGCACAAAAAGAACGTGAAGCCATTGAGGCTGAACTGAACAAACTGCGTTCCGATATGCGTTCTCGTTCCGTCAAAGATGTATTGGCCTCAAAAGGTGTATCAGATAAACTAGCGAAACTTATTCCTAGTGATGTGGACACACCTGAACAGATTGATGCTTGGTTAAACGAATACAGTGATGTATTCGGTATTAAACAAGAAGAACCTGTTCAACCGTCTGTAGATGAAGAAACCGTAAGAGATAATCAACGTATCAACAATGTGACTTCAACAGCACAGAACCCTTCAGGTGAGCAAACGCAACACCAAAAGGTTATGTCTGCGAAGACCAAAGATGAACTTGACCAACTTCTTTTCGGTCAATCTCTCGGGCGTTAAACCGCAACTACTATCAACCTTGAAAGAAGGTGAACTAAATTGCCTAATCAATATACAGATACAAGCACCTCGTCCTTAGGAACTTCCTTAGTACAGACCGCTTATGACCGTTATGTTGAATTTGCATTACGTGCTATGCCACTTATCCGCGATGTTGCAGATAAGCGTCCAGCACAACAGGCTATGCCAGGTTCATCTGTCGTATTCCAATTATACACAGATTTGTCTGCCGTAACCGGAACTCTAACCGAAACAACTGACCCAGATTCAGTTGCATTAGGTAACACAAGCAACGTAACCGTAACTCTTAACGAATACGGTAACGCTGCAATTGCAACACGTAAATTAGAACTGTTCTCATTGTCTGATGTTGACCCAGCAATCGCTGACATCATCGCATTCAATATGGCAGATTCTATTGACGGTTTCGCACAAACAGTGCTACGTCAAGGTTCAAACGTAATTTACTCAGGTGGTGGCTCAACAACTACTGGTGTTACCGGTGGTGCTGCTTCACAAATCACCTCAGCAAATATCCGTAAGGCTATTGCTAAATTACGTGCAAACAAAGCCGTTCCACGTGTTGGTGAACTATACTGGGTTGGTATACATCCAGAAGTTTCACACGACTTACGTGCTGAAACAGGCGCAGGTGGATGGCGCGAAGCACACGTTTACAACGAATCAGGTGCTGGCAATCTATGGCCAGGGTCTATCGGTGTTTACGAAGGTGCAATGTTCGTAGAATCCCCACGTATGTACAACGCTACAGACGGTGGCTCAAGTGCACGTGTATTCCGCACAATCCTTGCTGGAAAGCAAGCATTGGCTGAAGCAGTTGCTGAAGAACCACACGTAGTGATTGGTCCTGTGACCGATAAGTTAATGCGTTTCCGTCCAATCGGATGGTACGGCGTTCTTGGATTTGCTCGCTACCGCGAAGCAGCCTTGTATCGCATTGAGTCAACCTCAAGCATCAACAACGCCTAGTTTTAGGCAAAATTGTGACCCCCATCTTCGGGTGGGGGTTACACCTTAAGGAGAACAATGGCATATTATTTCACACCACCTACTGTTGCTGAAGGCCCTGCTGGTATGGGTGCATTGTTTTACCGTTATAAGTTGAATAGGGCTAATAGTATTTTACAAAGAACTGATGGTTCTTATTATAGTATTCGTACACCAAGCGTTGATGAAACACAATCCGCTTTGTACTATTATCCGGGCGGTCACGCCACTTTGATTTCTGATTCTGAACGCACAAGTTTAATTGCTGCCGGTTACGGCGCCTATATTACAGAGGAATAAATGACACCAGGTAGATATAATATGAAAGTGTATCAAGGCTCAACTTTCAGTCTTGCACCACAATGGAAAATTGATGGCACATATGTTGATGTTACTGGTTACACTGCCAATATGGTTGTTCGTAATTCCCCAACTTCTTCCGCATCTATTATTACTTTAAGTAGCAGCAATGGTCGTATCACTGTTGGTACAACTAATGGTAAGTTTACTTTAAGTATTACTGCTGCTGATACTACAGCGTTGGCTGCTGGTCAATATGTTTATGACCTTGAAGTTACTGCCCCTGATTCTACTGTAACTCGTTTACTTGAAGGTGGCTTCACTGTTTATGAAGGGGTAACTTCTTAATGTCAACAGTTTTTTCTACAGCAGTTGTTGAAATTCCGGTTACTACTACTGTTCTTAATGTTGAGTCAACCCAAACTGAAATTGTTGAACTTGGTCTTATAGGTCCTCAAGGTATTACTGGTGCTGTTGGTAGCACTGGTGCTACTGGCGCTACAGGAGTTACTGGACCTACAGGTCCTACCGGTTCTACCGGTGATACTGGTTCTACTGGTCCTACCGGTTCTACAGGTTCTACAGGGGCTACGGGTTCTACCGGTCCAACTGGTGCTGACTCTACTGTTGCTGGCCCAACCGGTCCTACCGGTGCCACAGGAGCCACAGGTGAAACGGGTGCTACAGGTGTTCAAGGTGTTCAAGGCGTTACTGGTCCTACAGGTTCAATTGGTAATACTGGTGCTACGGGAGCAACTGGGGTTACTGGTAATACGGGTCCTACCGGTCCGCAAGGTGATGTGGGTGCTACTGGTCCGATTGGTGCAACTGGACCGACAGGTGCAACAGGTCAAACTGGAGCAACAGGTTCTACTGGACCTACTGGCCCAACGGGTGAAACAGGTCCGCAAGGCATTCAAGGTGTAACAGGTTCCACAGGTGCGACTGGTCCTACTGGACCACAAGGTATTCA